ATTATAGCTAATATTTGTGTAAAAATTAATAAGAAAAAACTTGCAATTTTACGGAAGTGTGATATAATATAATTGTAAGGAAGATATAAACAAACGAAAGTGAGGAAAATTAAAATGACAAAAGAACAAAAATTATTTATGGAGATCTATATCAAATCAAATTTATCAGAGATGCTCGATGAAGTCAATGAAAACGGTTATGAGGTTATTGGCGTTGGAATCTCACCAGAGGAATATATTGAAGGCGAAGAAATAGATAGTAGTTGTCCCGGCATCATCTCTGATAGTCTTGAATCCGCTGATTATATCTGCTTAGACAAAGACGCTGATTTTACAAGATACAACTTAAAACATATCGCAATTATCGCTGGTGACTGGAAAGTTAATACACCTGTTGACGGAGAAATATCTATTCATAACCCAATAGTTTATAAAGTTATTTGTTGAAAGAGGTATTTATCATGAAAATTGATTTTGAAGTACTCAATCATATATCTAAGCTTAAAATTGAAAATTTTAATCGGATGTTTCACGCTGACCTAGACCTTAATTATGAAGGGCACATTGCTATTCATTATTCGCAGATCGGTGAAATTAAAGCCCTTTTTGATATAGCTGAATTACTTACTGGATATGTATTTAACTACAGTGACTTAATAGACTACTTAAATTCGGGCAAAGCAACCTCAATTAATGATTTTATTGAAAAACGAGGAATAAAAACACATGACCATTAATTTTAATATGAAATTAGGGGTTATATCACTAGCGGTAAAGCGGTTTCCATATCGCATTTTGATGAGTACATAAAAGGAAAGGAATAAAGACATGCGATCATTAGAACTACTCACAAACATTAAAAATATTTTAGACAAACGTATTATAGGCGAAGTTACTTTATCCTATTCAGTCGATAGCTTAATAACCGTCGAAATTAAAACAACCTATGGCAAGTGGTTAACGAAAATAGCAGACCATTACACCTCACAAAGTCCATTTGCACAAGCCTACACTATTGCAGAATCAATCATAGCCGAATACCGGCAAGACATATTATCCCAATTCCTAAAATAAAATTACCCGATTGTTAAATTTTTAACACTTGCATTTTTCATCGACACATGATATAATATACGTGTGAGTTAAACAAGACACAGGGACTGAGCGTTACTCCTCTTTCTATTTTTCCATTCAGTCCCTGGTCACCCGAACGGTGGTTTTTTGAGGTAAAAAACGGTTGGCTCCCTCCTGTAAAACCATTCCCAACCCGTACCGGGTTCGAATCCCGGCCACCGTATTGGTGTCTTTATCCATCAAAAATACAATAAAACTATTAAAGAAAGGAAGTAAAAAACTATGAAACGTGAAAGGATGGTCACAAGAACTATTACAACAACCGATGTCACAGTATTAGTTATTAATGTTGAGACAGCTGAACCATACGACGAAACTTTCCAGCTTATCGGAAAGTACAAGAGCGATGAGGATATTGTAAAGGAAATCGACAAACTTGTTGAATATCCAATCAAAGTTGTGTGTATCGTAGATAAACACGAATCAGCTACAAAATACGTTAGTCGTGAAAAAGATTTTGTAGAATTCGCTATACCAGAAAGAAAAGAGGAGAACTAAAACTATGGTAAACATTATTACAGAAAGCAGAGAATTAAGCGAAGTTGAAGAATATCTCATGACAATTTCACCGTCCATTACATCAATGAAGGATGTTCCAGATAACACAAAGATCGAGGTATCAGCATACCTTATCTTTGAGGATGTCAAAGAAACAACTGGTGAATCAGTCGAGGTTATGAGTATTCTCGCACCAGACCACAAGGTTTATTCCTGTCAGTCAAAAACCTTTAAGCGGTCTATTTTAGACATCTCAGGAATCATGAAGGATAAACCATTTTCAGTTCTGAAAATTTCAGGCAAAACAAAAGCTGGACGTGATTATATTAACGCCGTGCTGGATGTAACGTCACTGTAAACAAATTAATTTTAGTATTGAGCAATGTATAATCAACCATTTTAAAGTCATTTTCGATATTTCAACGGGTAAAGGGATTAAAGCCCTTTACCCTTTATTAATTTAAGGGTGTGATAATATGTCTATTAAAAAACTCACAAAAACATCTATCGCTAAAAAGCAATACAAACAGCAACAAAACAGAATTAAGCGACTGATAAAACGGTTAGGCGAACGTGGGTATTTTTTTCAAAATGAAATTTTGCCAGAAGAACCTAAACGAATAACTCAAGCGTCTGTTAGAAAATTAAAAAAGATCACAGCTGAAAACTTATACAAAGCCGCAAAATATATTGACCCGGAAACCGGAGAAATTTTAGGCGGTGTCGAAGGGCGAAAACTTGAACGACATCGTACCGCACTTAAATCAGCACAGACTAGGAAAAGACGGAAACAACCCCCAAAGCCACTACAACTCCCAAAACCACCAGAGTTTCCACACTTGCCACCAGATGATTTTATGGTTCGTGTGATTATAAGTAACTGGCTTGCCCTACTCCGTACTTGTGAAAAGGGTGAGGCATACAATTTATTGCTAGGGTGGATAACGCAATTGCGTAACGATAATGGAGATGAAGCCGTTGCAACGATGATTGAAGAGGGCGCAGATTCAGGAAATATCCTTACATGGGATATTATATATCATAACGACAAAGCTCGTCAATATATGTCAGCTCTTATGGAGCATTTACCAGATCAGGGTATCTTATATAAAGATCGGATGTTAGATAATGAGGATTACTTGCGCCGTCTTGCAGATGCTTTTGAGCAAAATGAGGATTGGGAACTACCCAAATGAAAATAAGAAAATACCGATATTATATGTGTGACTTTGAAACATCTGTTTATGAGGGCCAGAAGTCAACGGAGGTATGGGCGGCGGCCGCCGTTGAGTTGGGCACTGAGGATGTTAAAGTCATGCATAGTATCGATGATCTTTTTAATTATTTTATTGAACTTAAGTGTCACATTATAGCCTATTTTCACAATCTTAAGTTTGACGGAAGTTTTTGGCTATCATATCTTTTGATCGATAAAAAATTTAAACAAGCCTATGACCAGATCGGTGACAAATCTTATGAAATTGAATGGCAACAGGAAAAATATATGTCAAACAATAGTTTTAAGTACTCAATATCAGATCGTGGGCAATTTTATTCCATTATTATTAAAGTTAAAAACCACTTTATAGAGATCAGAGACAGTTTAAAACTTTTGCCGTTTAGTGTAAAGCGTATTGGTGAATCTTTTAAGACAAAACATAAAAAACTTGAAATGGAATACAAAGGTTTTAGATATGCGGGATGTGAGATCACCCCGAAAGAACGTGAATACATAGCAAACGACGTTTTAGTAGTAAAAGAAGCACTCGAAATAATGTTTTCAGAGGGGCATGATCGGTTGACAATAGGGTCGTGTTGCCTATCTGAATATAAACGTATCTGTCAGTCGTCAACAAAAAATGCGTTGTCCTATGATGAGATGTACCCAGATTTGACGCAGCTACAAATTGATGATTCTGTGTTTGGTTGTGCTAACGCCGATCAATACATACGTCGATCTTATCGGGGTGGTTGGTGTTACCTTGTAAAAGGTAAGGAAGAAAAGGTATTATCAAATGGTACAACGGCAGACGTAAACTCACTTTATCCATCAGTCATGCACTCAGAATCAGGCAACCGTTACCCTGTAGGAATCCCTTATTTTTGGGTTGGCAACATTATCCCCGATGAAGCGCTTAAATCGAATCGATTTTATTTTATTCGAATAAAAACACGTTTTTATATTAAACCCGGAAAGTTGCCTTTTGTCCAGATTAAAAACAGCTATTTGTACAAACCAACTGAAATGCTGGAAACGTCTGATGCATTTGACCCGGAAACCGGGAAATATTATCCATATTATAAAAATATGAAGGGTGAAATAACTGACACACGGGTTACACTAACTCTTACAATGACAGACTATGCGTTATTAAAAGAGCACTATGAATTAGTAGATTTTGAGATATTAAACGGGTGTTGGTTTTATAGTGAGATCGGTATATTTGACGAATACATTGATAAATATAAGCAGATAAAACAAACAAGCAAAGGTGCTTTACGTGAGCTAGCAAAACTTTTTTTAAACAACCTTTATGGCAAAATGTCGTCAAACACCGATAGTAGTTTTAAGCTAGCCTACGTTAAAGACGACGGTAGTATTGGGTTTGATTTTATACCCGCAAACAACAAAAAACCCGGATATATTGCCGTAGGGTCAGCGATTACAAGTTATGCTCGTAACTTTACAATTCAAGCGGCACAACAAAATTTTTACGGTAGTGATAAACCGGGTTTTACCTATGCCGACACTGACTCAATCCATTGTGACTTACCACATGATAAAATAAAGGGCATTACGGTACACCCAACAAATTTTTGTTGCTGGAAGCTAGAGTCTTATTGGGATAAAGCATATTTTACAAGGCAAAAAACCTATATCGAGCATGTGGTTGCTGAGGATGAGGAGGAAATTGACAGTCCTTATAATTTAATTAAATGTGCTGGAATGCCAGATAAATGTAAAAATTTGTTTGAATTGTCAATATTAGGCATAGCTAACTATGAAGGATACACAGACAAGTTAACAGGTGAATTTAAGGAATGGACAGATGATGAGAAAGCGTTTTTATTTAATACCGATCACACTAATATCATTCGCACTTATGATGATTTTAAACCGGGGCTTTGTGTTCCGGGGAAATTGCGTCCCAAAAGAATTAAAGGCGGCATACTCCTTGTTGATACGACATATGAGATGAGATAAAAAAAGAAAAGGGATAGTAAAAATTACTATCCCTTTAATATATCAATAACACAAGTGACGCAAAACGCATACGGAAAAATATGAAAATGTCCCGGCACTGCTTTTAAAGTGTTCCACCCGGGTGCACTCATTTGCGAACGCTCATGCTGATACCACTAATAAGATAACGCACAAAGTACAACTTCTTTGCATTGGAGATCTCTAAATCTAAAACACCCCCTCTCAAATAAGTAACGTAGGTTTGATAAAAAGAAATCGTTACGTTTTAACATAACGTAATTAATATCATGATCTTCCGTAGTCACACTAATTCGCATTGGGAATGTTTTGTCCGCTCGATCATCACAATAAATGATTCCATCCTCAGTGTACTCATGTATGCTATACTCATTTGATTTATATTTAAGCGTGCATAAGTACCTACTTTTGCCTGTCGGCTTGCTAATAAATGCCAGATTATCGTTTAAATATGTTGCTTCATTTGCATACATTGTATATTCATTTTTTGAAAACGCTTTAGAAAATCCACTTTGTTTTTGTGCATTGGCGGCGCTTTGTACATAGCCTTGTTCAAGTACAAACCCTGAACCCTTTAAAAATTTTGTATCAGTTTTAAGCCGATTACTTATACCCATTTCCACGTAGTACGGATTGATAATGCTAACTGGATTCGCTAACATATATACCGGTACATATCTGATCTGTTTTCCTTGCCCTCTAGCAATCGAGGTGTGGACGGATATAAACTTTTTAATTTCATCATTGCAATAGTGGTTTGTTTCACTCTGAAATTCATCAAAGATCATTCTTTCGACATCCGAAAACAGATGGCTATATTTTTTAATTTGATCTGCGCTGTTAAGGGATATTGCATACCCGCAACTTTTATCATCGAGATAAAGTTCATGGAAAATCCCAGACGCTTTTCTTTTTGATGTCATTTCATGTTCTGGAAAAAATAATGCACCAATATCTTTATAAAATTTGTCAACTACATCATCCAATTCATAATTGTACCTATAAAGCAGTGCAAACTTTCCTTCACCACGTAAAAACTTATTTATACATAATCTACCAAAATATGTGGTCTTTCCGCCAGTTCTATTTGTCGTACATAGATATAATTCTGGTGTATTCCCATCAATATCTTTTAAGCTCAGTAACTTTGTTCCGTCATAGTATTTATTTATTTTCGTTCACCTTCTTATTACTAATTATACCATATCTATTGCAAAAAGTCAACAGTTGTGATATAATAAATAAGAAGGCAAGAACAGAAAGGAAAACAATGATTACACCACTACAATACGTAGGTGTCGGGTTAATTTTTAATGCTTTGGACTTAGTTACAGGTATCATATCAGCCATTAAAGAAAAGGATATTCAGTCATCAAAACTACGTGATGGACTATTTAAAAAGATAGGGTTTATTATATGTTATCTTGTGACTTATATTGTCGACACTCAGGGAGACGTAATAGGATTTAATATTGGAGTCCCTGTACTCCCAATGTTGATTCTTTACACTTGTACGACTGAGTTAGTTTCAATAATCGAAAACATTTCCAAAATTAACCCAGACCTTTTACCTACAAAACTTATGGAGTTATTTCACATCAAAAAGGAGTGATTTGATGCCATCAATTAGTAAAGCCGTTGTATTTGCTGTCAATATAGCAAACGACAACTTACATGGTTACGATCAGACCCACAGAAACGGCCCTAATTATGATTGTTCTAGCTTAGTTGCCACAGCCTTAAATGAGGGTGGGTTTAACGTAGCTCGTGATTCGTGGACAGGTAATTTGTTGCCTCAGCTCGAAAAATGCGGTTTTGTACAATGCAAACCACCGTGGAAGAAAGGTGACATACATCTTAATGTCCGCAATCACGTATGTATGTCAGTGTCCGCTGATAGAATCGTCCAGGCGTCGATTAACGAAAAGGGTACGATCACAGGTGGTAAAAGCGGAGATCAAACTGGCAAAGAAATATGGGTCACAAAGTATTATGAGTATTCAAAAGGATGGGATTATCATTTACGCTACACCGGAGAGGATACCCAAACAGATAAAACCGTTTCTGAAATTGCGAAAGAAGTTATAGCCGGTAAATGGGGCAACGGCGAGGACAGAAAAAATAAACTCATTAATGCGGGCTATGATTATGACGCAGTTCAGGCAGCAGTTAACGATCTTATGTCTAATCCTAAAATCCCATACGGCGAGATCGCAAGACAGGTTATAGCAGGTAAATGGGGCAATGGTAAAGACCGTGTAACACGGCTTACAAATGCAGGTTACAATGCTTCCCTTGTACAAAACATTGTAAACGATATGTTAAAATGAGTTTTTCGCCGAGACTAAACGCAAACGGAATTTACAACAACCCATGGTGGTATGATTCCGGTAATATATATTACCCCTCATATCAATTACCAAACTGTACTTGTTATTGTTATGGACGCTATGCCGAGATATTAGGAAAATTTTATCCCTTGCCTTCAGCAGACGGCGGCGGGTGGTATTCAGCCGCAACTAATTTTAAACGTGGTCAAGTTCCACAGTTAGGGTCAATCGCTTGTTGGTATTCGCCCAATGGAAAATATGCTGGACACGTGGCTGTAGTCGAACAGATAAATTCCAACGGGGATATCGTTACAAGTAATAGTGGGTATTATCGGCCGATCAATGCATACCCGCCGTCAACAAAAAATTATTTTTGGACAGAGGTCTGTAATAAAAGTAATGGGTATAGATCATCATGGATGATTTCCAGAGGGTATCAACTTGCAGGTTTTATTTATTTAGACGGTGAGCCACTCGACCCCGTACCTACAGAATGGGTAAAAGGAAATCGCTATTTAAATGAAGGCGAAATGCGAAACAATGCGTATATTGTATATGCGACTTATTATCGCACCTGGTCACTTCCTGCGATATGTGGAGTGTTGGGAAATATGCAAAGGGAGTCAACGATCAACCCGGGTATATGGGAGTCATTAATCGTAAACCCGTCACATGGCTTTGGTCTTGTAGGTTGGACGCCTTCCACAGTTTACACCGATTGGGCAAAAGCAAACGGTTTTGAGATCGATGACGGTGATGGTCAGCTGAAATGGATTGACGAAGAAATTGACAAGCAACATCACTGGATTCAAACCTCAAAATATCCAATTAGCTATTCTGATTTTAAAGTATCTGACAAGACTCCTGAAGATTTAGCTAGTGCGTTTATGTATAATTTTGAAAGGCCCGGTGTGTTAGCAGAGGAAGAAAGACGTCAATTCGCCCGCCAATGGTTTGAGTATCTACAAACGATTGACCCATCCAACCCATGGCCAAACCCACACGAACGCAGAAAACGGATGCCCGCCTGGATGAAAATAAGGTATAGGAGGTAAGAAATGTGAAAAAGACAAACACGTGGATTAAATTTATGTTAGCAAGATTTCTAAAAGTGAGGTAAAAACATATGGCTATTTTGAATAAAGAGGATTTTTTTAATCGTATTAACACATTAGTCGGCGAAGATAATACAGATGAAAACATAAAAATTATTGAGGATATTACAGACACGTATAACAACTTAGAGACTTTAAGTCAGGATAACGCAAACTGGAAAGATAAATATGAAGAAAATGACAAAGAATGGCGGAAACGGTATCGAGATCGATTTAATAATACAGTCGATGAACCGACTAATGATGAGCCGGATGATGAACCGGACAAGCCTATGAAATATAGTGATTTATTTAAGGAGGTATAAATAATGCCACGTAGAATTGTTAATACAACTTTAAATGCGTCCTCGATTGACATTTTAAATGTTATTCGCCAGAACGCACCTTATGAATATCAGCAGAACGTGCCGGAAGTAACAAGCGTTGATGATATCCCCAGAGTGGGCGAAGTGATTTATGGTACACCAGCTTTTGCGAATCAGTTTTTAACTGCCTTAGTTAACCGGATTGCTATTGTACGTGCTCAGAGCGCTACTTTTAACAACCCATACGCAAGACTTAAAAAAGGATATCTTGAGTTTGGTGAAACAGTTGAGGATATTTTTATCTCCATTGCTCAGGTGATTAACTCAAATGTCGAAGAAGCCCCAGCCCGTGAATTTAAACGGACTTTACCTGATGTGAGATCAGCTTTCCACGTCATGAACTGGAAAACAATTTACCCAGTCACAATTCAGGATGAGGACTTAAAACAAGCTTTCTTGAGTATTGACGGTGTAAGTGATTTAATCGCCAGAATTGTTGACAGTGTATACACGGCTGCTGAATATGACGAGTTTTTACTGTTTAAATATTTGCTCATTAAAGCTGTTAGCCACGGGAAAGTAAAAACAATTAAAATTGGTGACGGGACAGACTTTAACAATATGGCGGCAAATTTTAGAGGAATTTCCAATCTTTTACAGTTTCCATCCGAAAACTACAACGAAAGTAAGGTGAATAATAACACACCTAAAAACAGACAAGTTATTTTTATGGATGCGTTATTTAATGCACAGTTTGACGTTAATGTGCTTGCAAGTGCTTTTAATATGGACAAGGCAAACTTCCTTGCAAGCCTGTATTTGATTGACGACTGGACTACATTTGATAATAAACGTTTTGACCAGATCAGAGCGACATCTGACATGATCGAAGAAGTCACAAGCGCCGAACTCACAGCAATGAAAAATGTTAAAGCTATTATCGCTGATGAAAATTGGTTTCAGGTGTATGACAATAACAGCAAATTCACTGAAAAATATGTTGCCAGCGGTTTGTATTGGAATTATTTCTATCATGTTTGGAAAACAATTTCCTATTCGCCATTTGCTAACGTTGTTGCTTTTAGTTTGGATGCCGGTGTTACAGCTTTACCATCTACATTAACATTGCATATTGACAGCAAAGAAGAAAGTGAGATCGCTAATACGGTTACATTCTCTATTGCTGAAAAGGTTGGTTTAGCACCAAACGCTGTCAACTTTACTCAGACCGATGCTTTAACAAAAGCTGGTATTGCAGTTCATAAGTTCGGTGGGTTAATTATTCCAGAGTCACAGGTATCAACCCCGATTACTGTTGAATGTGTACTTGACGGTACTGCTTATAAAGCCGCTACATCGTTTACTGGTTCAACGGTTAAAGTTGACCAGACAATTACACTTAATAAACAGGGGTGATGTAATGGGTAAACAGTATTACGCAGATAATGTGGATTTAACGGGAACTTCATTCCCGACAGTAGGTGAAAATATTAGACGCGGAAATAAAGTTTTAAACTCACATTCGGTTCAAACATCAATCGGAAATATGACCCAGACAGATAAAAATAAAACCGCTCAGCAACTCGGTGTCTCAGCGTCTGACTTAAAGCTTGCGATCAAAGATCTTTTAAAGGGGGAAGCTACTTTCCACTTTGGCGGGCTGGATGAAGACGGTTTTACAGAACAGGAATTAAAGGAAATCGCTACAGCTTTAAACTCAAAATTGGGAGCGTGAAATAATGTATATTGAACCAAACACCGATATTATTTTATTACATGATATCCCACTCGATACCACATATCAGCATACATTATGGTTCGATTCAATTACCCAGCAATCGCAAGCAATGGCAACTAATCGTCTTTATCATTTGACAAAACAAACATATCAGAGAGTTAATAAAGGGACGGCCCGTGTGGCTGTCCCATCCGATAAGTTATACAATTGCAATTATATGATGTTCCAAAATGCCAGTTATGGGAATAAATGGTTTTATGCTTTTGTGAAAAGTGTGGATTATGTTAACAACGAATGTTCAGAAATCACGTATGAATTGGATGTAATGCAAACGTGGCTATTTCAGCATAGCCCTGATTATTGTTTTGTTGAAAGAGAAATCACTGAAACCGATGCGTTAGGCGAACACTTTGAACCTGAATCAGTCGAAGTCGGGGAATATGTTTTTAATGACTATGCACCTATTAGATTGATGAATGAGTATGTAACGTGCGTCGCCGTTGTTGATGTTGATAGTGGTACATCGGGAAACTTATACGATGGTATTTACGGGTCAGCGAAATTGTATGTCTATGATTCTAACGATGTCAATAATATTAACTCATTTATTGAGACGTACAAACAAAAACCAGAAGCTATTATCGGAATTTATATGTTTCCTAAAGATTTTATTGCGTCAATCCCCGAAGATCATTTACTGCACACGTCCGCACACGCAATACACCACATTGAAACAATGGCACAGCTGACAACTGACGCAACTTTAAATGGGTATAAGCCTAAAAATAATAAGCTTTATACATACCCGTATAATTTTTATCATGTGGACAACGCAAGCGGAAGCGATCTTACATTAAGGTATGAGTTATTTGATGATTTAACGCCAGAGTTTGAAATATCGGGAACAATTACTCAGCCGGTGGTTTGTAACATACGTCCAACATCGTATAAGGGTGTACGTGGTGTGACAGCAACGCAAGGATGGAATACAGTTAATACAGAGACGCTACAGCTTACGAACTTTCCAATGTGTTCCTGGAATGTTGACAGTTATCAGGCGTGGGTTGCTCAGAATAGTATCCCTATTGCAATGAGCGCTGGAAGCACAGTCATTCAGACGCTGGCGTCTGGTGGATTAAACTTAGGGTCAATTTTTGGACAGGTATCTAATACCCTTACCGATGCTTACAGAGCATCGATCGCTGCTGATATGAATAAGGGCAACATTACTAATGGAAATGGAAACGTTAGCAATCAAAAGCAAAAGTTTTATGGCGGGCGTTGCTCGATTACAGCACAGTATGCAAAGATCATTGATGATTATTTTACAATGTTTGGGTATGCTGTAAAAAGGGTTAAAATTCCAAACCGCAATAGCCGTCCGCATTGGAATTATGTTAAAACTATTGGCGCTACGGTTACAGGAAGTGTGCCAGCTGATGTTATGAATAAAATCTGTCAGATTTATGATAATGGAGTTACATTTTGGAAAAATGCGTCTGAAGTGGGTAACTATTCACTGGATAATAGACCGTAACGAGGTGATTTAATGGGTCAGAAAAAAGATAATATGTTTAATCTATCAGCAATTGATAATAAAAGATCGTATATACATTATATTAATCGTCTGACAGAGTTAGCTGTTTCAATGTTCGAGTGGAAAAACTTACCGGATAGTGTAGATCAGCGGTATATCGAAACACAGTTGTTTACTAATCCGAGCGTTGTATATTTTGATGATGAAGAAATGGGAAATCTTTGTTTAAATTGTGTCCATACAGGACAGTATGACGTATACGGAAATCCTAAAAGGCGCAGAGCCTATTCACGTTATAATCATTATAGCAAGGAATTGGACAATACTAACAGTGTTATTATCTGGAACAATTACTTGCATATCAATACTTACAACGATGTTCAGTTATTCGCAAAACGGCTATGGTCTTTAGATAGGGTAATGGATATCAACGCCAATGCGCAAAAAACACCTATTTTAGTACAGGGTACACAACAACAAAAATTCACGCTGATGAACCTGTACAAAGAATATGACGGAAATCAACCGTTTATATTTGGAAATAAGAATATCGACACTAATACGCTGAAAGTTCTAACGACTAACGCCCCCTATATTGCAGATCGAATTCACTCACTGAAAATGCTGATCTGGAATGAAGCGCTTACGTTTTTAGGTATCAGTAACACAAACATTCAGAAAAAAGAACGGTTGACAACTGATGAAATTAATTTAAATCAGGGTGGTACAGTGGCAAGTAGATATTCAAGATTGGAATCACGCAGAGAAGCCGTTGATAAGATCAATAAAATGTTTGGAACGAATATTGAAGTTAACTACCGTGAGGACTTCCAGCAGGTTGATATTTCACTGGATGAGGAAACAGGGTCAGATACTACGGGCGGTGATGGAAATGAGTAAATACACAACTGAGGTTAGGTTTATTTGTGAATCGTATGCAAATTTACGTGAAAGCGTGGGTTTTGCTGATGTTGATGTTGTGCTTAATAAAAGTTGGAATAAGATTTTTACAACTAAGTGCAAGTTTTTTGATGAACAGTACAGAGGCGTATTGTGCCAGAAGATATTGAAGCATTACTACACGCATGAAATCGGAGCGGAAACGGTTGGTTTGTGGAAACTCTGGATGAATACAAGGCTTGAAGAGATCATGCCGTATTATAATAAAATGTATGAGAGTGCGGCTCTGGAATTTGACCCGTTGGGTGATACTAAATACGATGTGACAAGGAATGTTAACAGTGAGGAGAACAAGAACGAAAATAAGAATGAGAATGAAAACATTGGAACTAGTGGTAGTAGTAATAGTTCGAGTACTCGAGATAATACGGAAAGTAGTGAGTATAGCACTGATGATAGCAAGAGGGATTTATATAGTGACACACCGCAAGGAGCTATAACGAATTTGGAAAATGAGACGTACTTAACTAATGCTAGGAAGGTTATTGGAAATAGTGGTGGGACTGGTAGTAGCAATGGGACAGAAAAACAGACTTTTAATAGCACTGATAAAGGGACAAGTGATAGAAGTACGAACGAGAATGTGACAGGGAATGTCAATAGCACTGAGGATTATATTGAAAAGGTTGTAGGTAAAAGAAATGGACAGAGTTTTAGTAGCATGCTGATTGAGTACCGGGAAAGTCTTGTAAATGTTGATTTGATGGTTATTGATGAATTTAAAGATTTATTCTTTGGATTGTGGTGAGGTGATTGAATGTCAAATACAATTGATAAATTAAATTCAAATTGGTGCTGTTTTAAAGTACTTCCGCTTGTATATGATGATAGTTTAAGTTATTATGAGGTACTTTGCAAGCTAACAACAAAAATGAACGAAATAATTGAAACGTTTAACACACTTAATATTGCTGAAATTGTCGATGAACTGATAAAAGAAAAAATCTTAAACGGTGAAGCAGCTGAATGGTTTATTGATGTTTTAAAGCAATACGGTGTATGCTATGAAATGTTTGACGTTGACCCAAATAATTCGTACGCTGGAATTAAAAGAACACATGATTTTGCTAATGCTAACAATATTCCGGTTATTTTACAGCCATATAAAAAATATACTATTAATGAAGCGCCAGAAACAATTAGCATTTTAACTGATGTAGATTTTAATAATTCAACAATTACTATTGATGATACTTCACTTGCAAAAGAACAAACTATTATTGATGTTTTTACGGTGGGTACAGACGTTAAATATTACACTAAGTTCACGTTGCCAGATTCAAACAATTACACAGAAAATAATTATAATTATAATTATGTGGGTGGATGCGCTTATATCAGACTTGAAGGTGACTATAAGGTTTGGAAAAGAAAAGACGGTGGTACTGGTGAATTAGTTACCGAATGTAATGTGATTAATGACGGAACAGTTGTTTATAACCCATTTTTCACAATTAATGAAGGTAGTTATGTTTACCGAGACATATTTACTACAACTTGTGAGCTAAAAAATTTAAGGTTAATTAAAAAATGTAATAATGAAGTACAACCGGAAAACGTATATTATTTAAGAGGTTTTAGAATATCGAGAGATAATACTACAATAAAAAACTGGTGTATTGATATCGTTAATAACACTGATAATTGCGCACCATATACAGGCTTTTTGAGCGTTCGGGATTGCTATAATGTGACGGTTGAAAATGTATTCTACAAAAACAGTTTTAAAAGATCATCATCTTATCTATTTTTGATTCAATATGGGATGCACATAACTTTCAGAAATGTTACAAGCGCATCAATTTTTGACTCAGATTTTTGGGGCGATATGACTTCAAATTACAGCCGTGATCTAACTTTCGAAAACTGTAATATGAACAGAATCGATGCACACCGTGGAGTATACGGATTAAATGTTAATGACTGCCATATTGGTTATCGGGGGATAAATATTAGTGGTGGACAGTATTGCAATATTAATAATACAAGTGTTGGGATTTGTAAATACTTTGTTTCAACACGTGCGGATTATGGTGGTGGGTTCAATGGTATTATTGCGATTAATAACTGCAAACATTGGAATTTTAGTTATGAAGGCTGTGTAGCTATTTATACCGATTTTAATTATGACAGTGGGTATGAATGGAAAATTCCTAAAGTGATAATCAACAATTTAACCGCACGTTCCAACAATTCATATTCGTTAATAAGCAACGTCATTAACAATAATACCGGACCGTATAAGTTAAAATTGTATGACAAAAATGCAGTAGAAATTAATAACGTTGATATTTTAGCAAAAGAAGTATTTGCTAGTTTTAGTATGTATGGTCTATATGGTACAGACGAAAGTGTTGTTATAGTTAAAAATGTTAATGCTCCGGTTAAAACCTTTAATTCAGTAGGTAGTACACGTAAAACAAGTATTTTGATTGGTGAAAATGTGGATGTAATTATTGAAAAGGGCACAGGTGAAAGCAACTTTAGAATAAAGAATTCTAAAATAGCGCTAAGCGGAACAACGTCGAATTATTCAACATACGAAAATTGCGCATTTAGTAAATTAGAAGGTGCGGCACTTACTAGAGGTTATTTTACAATGTGTGACTTTAATAATCTAATTCAAAAAACAGCGGTACAAGATCGGTATACTTTGTGCTGGAATTTCACTGCATAAATATAAACGGTGTTAGTTAAGGCTAACACCGTGAATTTTTATGATGGTGTTAGTTGTGGCTAACTTTGCATATTTGATGATACAGGTTTTACAAAATTCTTGCAAAAACAAAAAAGGCACTTTACATGTAAAC